TTCCAACCAAATAATCAAGAAATATTTCTGAATTTGATGAAAAAGTATGTGCTTTTTCTCTCAAGATAGGGTATAATATAATTAGGGGTAGTATGGAAAAAATTGGCTTTGTCCTTGTGATAGAGAGAACCGAAGAGAATAGCTGAGAAGAGGGGGGGGTAGATGAAGATGATAGGGTACTCCCGAAGATGCAAGATATGTAACTCACCTCATAGAGCGACTATTGAGGAATGGATGACCAGTGGTGGGATGACATTGGTAGAAGCAGAGGAGCGAAGTGTCAAGGAGTTGGGGGAGTTCTTCAGCAGGACATCTATTTGGCGTCATATGAAAGACCACTTTGTAAGCAAAGAAGACATCAAGAAGGTGTACACAGATAAGAAGGCAGAAGAACTTGCTAAACTCAAGGAAGAGGAATTTAATGCAGCACAAGAGAAGAGCAGGTTGCTGCAAGCCAAATACGTAGAGGGCAATCTGACAGAGCTTGAGAAACTTGACGACATGATTGAGAAGGATTATACCTTGTATGTGCGAGCCGTTAAACTCATGAATGAAAAGTTGGATAACAAGCAAGCACCCAGGTCATTGGTTGACTTTCTGAGAGTACTAAACACCAACATCAACACCAGTTTGAAGACCAAGGCAGAGTTACTAGGAACTGATGCTGAAAGCAGGAAGGCAAGTGTGCTGGAGACCTGGATTGACATAATAGAAAGAGTGGATATTGATGATTAGCACAAGTGCAGCAAGAGCAGTGCTGCAACGTGCCCAGCAAGACCCAGAATGGTGGGTAAATAATATATTAGGTAACAAACTATGGAGTAAACAACGGGAAATCATCAATTCAGTTAGGGATAATCAAGAAACCGTTGTAGCCAGCTGCCACGGTGCAGGTAAGAGCTTCACTGCAGCAAACGTTGCACTGTGGTATTTGTACAATCATAGGCCAAGCGTGGTGATTACCACAGCACCTACAGACCGACAGGTGAGAGGTATTCTGTGGAAGGAGATTAGGTTGGCACACAGTAGGGCTAGAATTCCTCTAGGAGGTAAGCTACTTACCCAGGAGTTGAAGCTGGACACCAACTGGTGGGCATGGGGCTTTACAGCACCAGAGTATGACCCAGATAGATTCCAAGGTTTCCACGAAGTTAACATACTTGTTATTGTAGATGAGGCAGCAGGTGTAAGCGAACAAATATATGAAGCAATTGACGGTGTTCTTACAAGCGAACATTCCAGGTTGTTACTGATAGGAAATCCAACCAATGCAGCAGGCAGGTTTGGGCAAGCATTCAAGACACCTGGTATAAAGAAGTTCAACATCAGTGCATATGACACACCGAACTTCACGGCCTTTGGCATAACCGAGGAGGACATTGCTAACGGAACTTGGCAAGACAAGATTACAGGTGAGTTGCCAGCACCGTATCTAGTAACTCCACAGTGGGTTGCCAAGAGGTATCAGAGATGGGGCAAGGACTCACCACTATACCAGGCGAGGGTATTAGGGCAGTTCCCAGAACAAGGAGACGACACACTAATACCGTTGAGCTGGATAGAGGCAGCAGTGAAGAGGGAGTTGGAACCTGGAGAGCCTATAGAATTAGGTGTAGACGTTGCAAGGTATGGACAAGACGAGAGTGTTTGGGTTATAAGACGAGGTTCTGTAGCAAGGCTATACTTGACTAAGGCAATGGGTGATACCATGGAGACAGCAGGACTGTGTGTTAAGAGTAGGAAGGAAACCAAGGCTACTAAGATAAAGGTGGATGCAGATGGACTAGGGGCAGGAGTGCACGACCGACTGAAAGAGTTAGGGGAACCTGCACTAGAAATGCGTTCAGGAATGGCTGCAACTGACAGTGAACGGTTTGCTAACAAGCGTGCCGAATGGTGGTGGGGCTTGAGAGAACGGTTCGAGTCAGGTGATATAGACATTGAGGATGACGAGGAGCTTATCAGTCAACTGTCCAATATCAAGTACAAGATTAACAGCCGAGGACAGATACAGATTGAGAGCAAGGATGAGATGAGGAAGAGGGGTTTACCTTCTCCAGACAGAGCTGATGCCTTGATGTTGGCATTTGCCAAGCAGAAGGAAGTTAAGCCAGTGAGACTTAGAGCAAGAAGTGTAGGAAGGTGGTGATTGAATGAGCAGACCATTTGCGTATGTAACCGAGAGCGGGAGAGTAGTCAGGCAGGACATCCTGGAACAATATGCAGTAAAGAGTGACAGCAAGCAGTTACCTGCAGATAGTTTCAAGAGTTCATATACCCAGGGGCTGGTGCAACCGTTGTACAATCCAGAAGCACTGGCAAGAGTGCTGGAGATGAACACGTACCACTATAGAGCCTGCAAGACCAAGGCAAGGGATACAGCAGGGCTGGGATGGAGTTTGCGACCGTTGAAGGAGAATCCAAGCGACGAGCAGTACAAGAAGCTTGATGACTTCTTCAGCGAGATGCATGAGCCAGTAAGTAAGACCTTTGACAAAATAATGCTAGACTATGAGGCAATAGGTTATGGCTGTGCAGAGTTGACAAGGGTGAATTATGACCCAGACGGGGAACCTGCTAACTTGGTTCATATGCCAGCACACACGGTACGAATTCATAAGGATGGCAACAGATTTGTGCAGATACGTGGCAACAAGAGACGTTGGTTCAAGCGTATAGGTTTCGAGTATGATGTTCACTGTGATACAGGTGAAATTAAACCACTGGGTTCAATCACACCTGAATATCGAGCTACTGAAATCATGTGGTTCATCAACTACACACCACGTAGCGACTATTATGGATTACCTGATATTATACCAGCACTGGGAGCAGTGCATGGTGACATTGCCAGACGAGACTACAATATAGCATTCTTTGACAACTGGGGTGTGCCAGCTTATGCAGTGTTCATTACAGGTAACTTTGACCCAGGTGAGTTAGATGAACAAGGCAAGAGCGAGTTTGAGAGGAGCATTGAGGAACACTTTAATGAGTTATCCAAGTCTCCACATTCAACACTGATTATGTCTGTGCCTACCGTGGAAGGACAGGGAGAAGTCAATATTGAATTCAAACCTTTGAGTACCGAAGTCAAAGAAGCCAGCTTTAGATTGTACAGACAAGACAACAGGGATGAAATCCTGGCAGCACACGGTGTACCTCCATACCGTTTGGGTATAGCTGAAACAGGTTCTCTAGGAGGCAACACAGCCAAAGAGTCAACTGAAATATACAAGCGTTCCGTCATTGAACCAAGACAGGAAATGCTTGAGAGTATGATTAACAAGCATATCTTGTGGGAAGGGTTTGAGGCATTCGACTGGGAATTCAAGTTCGCAGAAATTGATACCCAGGATGAGAAGCATGACATGGAGATGGCTATTGAACTGTTTAAGAATGCAGCAATGACACCGAACCAGCTTATCCACTACTTTGGAGAGAGGTTTGGATTACAGCCAGTAGACCACCCAGCTATGGATACACACTATTTGAGTGGGAAGCCAATTACCCTAGAGGTAGACCTAGCACCTGAAGTAGAAGCTGTGTTACTAAGCCTACAGGAGAGGTTATTGGAGGTGGCAGAGAAACATGCTAGCGACCAAGATGGTTTTAGAGATAGAGAAATCATTGATATACTTGCAAGCCTTAAAGCAGTTGCCAGCAAGCCAGCTAAGAGCCGAAGCTAGGTTAACCAGAAAGCTACAGGAGTTGTTTGCAGAGGTTGCCGAACGTACTATCCAGGAGCTACTGAGACGTAATCGACTACCAACAGATGATGCTACTATGAGACTGGTTATATCTCACATTCTTGGAGCTAGTGAAGACTACCAGGAAACGTTGGGTGGAGAAGCATTGCAAGCAGCACAATATGGCAGAAACCGTATTATCAGAGAGTTGCAAAGACTGGGTGTGAGTGTATCCTTCAGTGAGTCCTCTGAAAGGGTTCAGAAGATGATTATGGAACATGTGTTCACAGCAAGCCAACACACCATTAGCAGGGTTGCAGGTAATGTAATGCAGAACTTGGCTAACAGTTATGCTAATGGGCTTGGAATAGATGATGCAGCCGAGGAACTACGAAAGGTGTTCCAGGCTATGCAAGACTATGAATTGAGACGAATTGCAAGAACAGAAATCAATTCATTTCAAAATGAAGGAGCCTACCTGACCGAGCAGGAGCTTGGTGTCAGATATCACATGTGGTATACAGCACAAGATGAGAGGGTAAGAGGAAGCCACTCTAACATGCACGGTGAGATAGTGCGAGTGGGAGAACCTTTCAGCAATGGGTTGTATTACCCAGGCGATAAGGCAGGTAGCATCAAGGAATGGATTAACTGCAGGTGCAGAACGGTACCATTCCTGATGCCTGAAGGAAAGATGGCACCACCAGGAGCCAGTTATTTCCGAGAGAGTGATTTGATTGAGGTTAGGAGGTGATTAGGTGAGCAGAAGAATCAACGACAGCTATGAAGTTATCATGGAGAGATTAAGAGCAAAGGTGTATAAGGAGCTAAACAACCACGACTCTAGTCAAGGCGATATCACTGACTTCTACGTGATACACACGTTTGACAATGCAGTGATAGTCCGAGATGAAATTAGTGGTAAGATGTATGAGGTTCCTTATATGAGAGGGGACACAGAAGTCTACCTGGGGCAACCACGAGAAGTGGAGAACGTGTATGTGCTTAAACGTTTGGAAGAGGCAGGAATTGACATTGCTAACAAGGGGCTTGACGTATGTGAGCTAACTGGACCAATTGTCATGAAGAATGCCAGCAAGCGTATAGCATATGCAGCAGTTCTAGTTCCAGGTGAACCTGACAGCGACGGGGAGACTGTCACAAAGGAGAAGATTGAGCAAGCTGCACATGAGTGGATGCAAAGTTACCGTAACGTAGACCTACAGCACACACTTAACAACGTAGCAGTGCCAGTGGAGAGTTATGTGCTACCTATGGACATGGAAGTTGATATGCAGGGTGTTAAGACCATTCTGCCAGCAGGTACATGGATATTAGCAAGCAAGGTACTGGATGAAGCCACCTGGGATATGGTAGAGAAGGGTGAATTAACTGGGTACAGCGTTATGGGTATCAGGCGAACCACACTAGAGACAGCTAGCAAAAGTGCAGAAGTGGCACTGAAGAAAACGTTGCTGAGAGACCTTGGAGAAGATTGGATTGCTGCAGCAGTCAGTATAGTTGACGAGCCAGCAGTACCGAAAGCAAAGTTCTTTGCTTTGAAATCCAAGGAAGTTCCAGCAGAGAAGTCTAAGAGTTGGTACCAGAAGGTTAGGGAGGTTTTGTTTCCTAACAATAGTGCAGTTAAAGAGGATGTCCAGGAGGGTGTTCCAGATAATGATGAGAAGGAGGATGATTTGACTATGAAACCTGAAGACTTAAAGAACCTGATTGATGAAGCAGTCAAGTCTGCAGTTGAGCCACTTCAGGCTGAGATAGAGGTCCTGAAGTCAAAAGCAGACGAGGTTGAGACCGAGGAAGTTGACGAAACCACTAACCAAGAGGAAGAGGCCTTCAAGTCTAAGGTTCTTGAGAAGCTTGATGAACTTGAAGCCAGGATTGGCAAGAAGAGTGCTGCACCTAAATCTTTAAAGGGGCAGGATGGAGACGAAGGTAATGAAGTCAAGAAGTCTCAATTGGAAGACCGAGACCTATTCGGTAGAAAAAGAGTATATAAGGAGGTTCGATAATCATGATTTACAGTAATGATGAAATCTTAGCAAGACTTGACGGTGCATTCAAGAGTATTACCGTTGAGAGCCTAGGTGACAGTATACTGGCACCTGAGAAGTTTAACCAGTTCATCCGTGCAATGCAGGCTAGAACTGTTATCTTACCTGAAGCACGTTTCATTGAGATGAACTCTCATGTAACTGAGATTGACCGTGTAGGGTTCACTGGTAGAGTGCTTACCGTAGGTAACAACTCTGACGGTACTCAGAAAGTGCTTCTTGAAGAGACTGAATTCTCCAAGCCATCCTTTGCTACCAACAAGTTGGTTGCGAAGGAAATGCAAGCAGTCACAGCAATCAGAGACAGAGCTTTAAGAAGAAACATTGAACGTGGTGGGTTTGAGAACACCTTGGTTGACTTGTTTGGTGAGGCAGCAGGTAGAGACCTTGAGGAATGGGCAATCTTTGCTGACACCGACAATACTGCTGACCCACTGTTAAGCTTGACTGATGGTTGGATTAAGAAGGCTAAGAACAAGGTGTATGGTGCAGGTATTAACAAGGACTTTGACCCAAGTGCCGACGACTTCCCAGAGAACGTATTGAAGGCGTTGCTTGATGCACTACCTAAAGAGTTCCTGGTGAACAGAGCCGAGTGGAGGTTCTATGTACCTTATGAAATTGAGGATGGTTATAGAGACCTTCTGAAGAGGAGAAATACAGCACTTGGTGACAGAGCACAGACTACAGGTGATGGATTGATGTACAAGGGTATCCCTGTGGTTTACTGCCCAATGCTTGAGAGAGCAAGTGAAGGTATAGGTAGGGTGGCTATGCTGCAACATCCTGATAACATGGTATGGGGAGTATTCCATGAGGTTACTATCGAGAGAGAACGTGAAGCTAAGGCACGTAGAACAGACTTTGTTCTAACCATTGAAGCCGACTGTCACTATGAAGACGAGAACGGTGCTGTGGTTGCACTCATTGACCAGGAGAAGTAGGTGGTGAGTACCATGGCTGTTAGATTGACTGTAGAAGTCAAGAACAACAGCGATAAGGGTGTGTTCAGGGGAGGAAGGTTCTTTCCTCCCCTGAAGACCACAACCGTTATCGTTAGTAAATATCAGTTGGCTGAAATCAAGGCACACACAGACTTAGCAGTGGTTTCACCAAGGGATAATACCCAGGTGGAGCATTCTGTGGAGCCTGATAAACCTGATGTACCAGAATTTGCATGTCCTTACTGTGAAGACTATGTAGGTAAGAGCAGACAAGGACTAATGGCACACGTTAGACAAGCACACGAAGAGTTGTATGAGGAGTTCAAGGAAAGGGGGTAATGTGGATGCCACAATTCTATAGCACTGCAGATGAGGTGATACAGTATACAGGTGTCCATCCCCAAGACCTTGGATTGGAAAGTGAGGAAGAACTCAAGAAGGTAATAGAGGGTTGGTTGGTACAGATTAAGGACATCATTGACCAAGACCGAAACCGTAATTACCACCAGGAGGTGGAAGACGGTAAGCGTACCGAAGTGCCACCTGGGATTAATCATATTGCCATGCGAGTGTGTGCCAACGTGATTGCTCAGACTACCTTCAGGAGGGAAAGCACTATTGTTCAGGTGGATGATTATAAGATACAGATGGTAGATGACCGAGTGTTTACTGATGCAATAAAGAAAGACCTTTCCAGATATCCTAGAAAGCCAAGCTTTGGCATGATGGTAGTCAAGAAGGAGGAGGTGTGAACCAGTGGATATTAAGATAGAGGGGTGGAGCCAAGAGGATTTTGAAAGACTGATTAGGAAAGCACGACAGGCAATTTCCCTGGCTATCAAGTATACAGCCACCGAAGTGTGGGGTAATATCCGTAAAGAAGCACCTGTAGACCACGGTAGGCTGGCTGGTTCATTCCAACTTGACAAAGTGGACGACTTAACTTATAGGATATCGAGTGGTGTAGAATATGCACTAATTGTCCACGAAGGAACTCCACCACATGAAATCAAGCCAAAGAGAAAAAAGGCTTTGTATTGGAAGGGTGCTGAACATCCAGTAAAGAGGGTTATGCATCCAGGAACTCAAGCTAATCCTTATGCAGACCGTGCCATTGAGCAAGCTGAAGAGAGACGAGATGAATTTATCAGTAGAGCATTAAGGGAGGTGGGGTTATAATGCCACATAGAATTAGACTAGACCAGGCAATCAACCAAATACTTGATGCTGTGGTAGGGGCAATTGAAGCAGAAGTTACGGAAGGGGGATTGCTGGAAGAGGTTAAAACGGTTATCCGTGGGGATAAGACACGACCTAAGCCAGAGACCCCTTCTGTGTTTGTTTTTACAGATGTAGCCAGAGCACAAGAGTCTCCACGAACATTAGCAGAACAATGGAGGTTGCCTGTAATATGTGTAGTAACCGTGAAGGAAGATGACCCAGAAGAAGGGTACAAGAAGTCAACAGAGTTGGCTGCTAAAGTGAGAAGTGTTATTTTGAAAGACCGTTCATTAGGCTTGAGGCAATTTGTCCAGGATGCCAAGAGCCTACAGTTCGAAGCTGGTGGACCAAACAATCAACAAGGTTCTTTGTTTGGTGCTGCAGCGACAATCGAAGTATTGTTTACAATCCTGGAACCATAAATTTTGGAGGTGAATTAACATGGCAAAGATATTAAGATATTTGGGTTTGGCAGAAGAGACAACGTTTGCCGAGCCTGCAGAAGCAGAGTTTCATGTAGATATAGCAAGTGCTTCTCTTGACTCACCTTCTGACACTCACCTGGACTTTGAGTCCAGCATGGGTAGGGGAGCAAGAATGCACAGACCTGGGTTCTATAGTCCAAGTGGTAACATTGTGTATGCGTTTGACATTAAGACTATCAGGTGGTTACTGAAATGGACACTGGGTGGATATGTGTTTACCGACCTGGATAACCTGCATGAGATTTATGCCAGTGACAACACCGACCTTCCGAGTTTCACAGCAAGGTTAGGTAAAGACTTGTTTGAACACGTGTTCACTGGATGTAAGATTAACAGCCTGGAGATATCCGTTGAGGACAGTTTCTGCCAGGCAACAGCAGAACTGGTTGCAGTGAAGGATAGCAAGGCAGTTCTCAAGGAACAACACGAACTGAAACTACCTGCAGACTATCCTTTGGCGTTCTATGACGTAACCATGAACTTGGATAACAGTGACATTTCCTCCCAGGTGAAGAGCTTCACCTTGTCAATCAGCAACGGTATTGATGCAGCAAGTGGAAGGAGTATTGGCAGTAGATACCCAAGAAAGCTATTGGCTGCAGAGAGGGAGATAACACTATCCAGCAGTATGTTCTTTGAGGATACCAGCCAGCTTGAAAGGTTCTGGGGAGGTTCTCTTGGACCAAGTGAGACAGGTTCTCAAGAATATAGCCTGGAGTTCAACTTTGATGCAGGTGGAGGTAAGGGCATGGTAATCAAACTGCCGAGGGTCATCCACACAAGCGTGGACATTCAACCTTCAGGTAGAGATGAATTGGTACAGGAGATTAGTGCCAAGGCATACATGGGTAGCATGTATTTGAATGATGGTGTTACTCCAATAACCACAGATATGTATGTGTCGATTGTCGACGACGTTGGAGGTGAAGGTTAATGGCAAAGCTGACGAAAGCTGATATACTGAAAGGAGTCAACAATGTCAGAACTCAGTACTTTGATAAGCTGGGTGGAGAGGTAGAGGTGAGACCTTTAACTGAAGGCGAATGGGCAGAAATAGAAGCATTGAGAAGCAGTGGAGCTAAAATTAAAGGCAAACCTACCTTTGACAAAAGTGGCAACTTGGACATTAAATCTATGCAGCAGAACCTACAGGTGGAAATTGACTCCAAGGAAATTCAACTTATGGAATTTGAAGCAAAGGCTAAAGCTGTTGCCTGGGGGTTAAGCACCAGTCCTGACAATCAATGGACGGTTGAGGAAGTTAAACAGCTAAGACCAGTTGGAGTTGTGGATGATATTGCAGAGTTTATTTTCAAAATCTCTGGGGTTACAGAGGAGGGTGCTGAAGAAGCACGCAACTTTCGCCAGGAGTGATGAGGGGCAAAGGATAGTCCAACTGCACCTGGCAGGGATACCTTTTGCAAAGTCTCAAGTGGACATGACACCAGCACAAGTAGAATTTTTTATTGAAGCGATTAACTATATGCATTTGATGCAAGAACAGGCTTCTCCTTCTCTTCCAACTTCTACACAAGCTGTAAGAGGGGGAGGGGAAGGAAAAAGCAATATTCTCAGAAAGATGGTAGAAGCCAGAAGAAGGGGGTGAGTGAATGTCCAACGTTATGGAAATAATTGTTAGAGCAGTAGACCAAGCCAGCAATGTTCTTAACAATATAGGTAAGCAAGGGGAGCAGGCTACCAAGAACCTTGAGAAGAGTTTCCAAAATGCAGGCAAAGCTATGACCAAGGCAGGTAAGACTCTTTCTACTCATGTAACTGCACCGTTAGCAGGACTTGCAACAGTATCAGTTGCAACTGTGGCTAAGTTCGACGACAGCATGTCTCAGGTTGCTGCTATCAGTGGTGCTACTGGCAACGACCTAGAAAGGTTGAGAGACTTAGCTAAAGACCTTGGTGCTACCACCAGATATTCTGCAAGTCAAGCAGCAGATGCAATGACTTATTTGGCACTTGCAGGTTACGATACTAACCAGATATTAAGTGCCACTCCTGGCATGTTGAACCTTGCAGCAGCAGCAGGCATGGATTTGGCAACTGCAGCAGATATTGTTACCGATACCATGAGTGGTTTCCAAATGAGTGCGGAGAGAGCAGGTGAGGCAGCAGATATATTTGCTGCAGCAAGTTCCAAGAGTAACACCAATGTTGAGCAACTTGGTGAAGCAATGAAATATGCTTCCTCTACTGCAAATGCAGCAGGAATGGACTTGGCACAGACTGCAGCTATCTTAGGTGTGTTTGCTGACAGTGGTGTTAAAGGAAGCATGGCAGGAACCACATTCAATGCTATATTGAGAGATATGAGGAACAAAGCAAAGGATGGGGCTATTGCTATAGGGGATATGTCCATTGCTTTATACAATGCAGACGGTACCATGAGAGACTTAGGTTCAATCATGGCTGACGTGGAACAAGCTACCAAAAACATGACCACAGCACAAAGAGACGCAGCATTAAGTGCAGTGTTCGGTTCCGAAGCTATGAGAGGTGTGAACATCTTGCTGGCAACAGGTTCTGAAAGGTACAAGGAACTGGAGCAAGCAATGTACAACTCTACAGGAACTTCACAGAAGATGGCAAAAACCATGGAAGATAACGTAGCAGGTACGTTCAGGGCCTTAAAGTCTCAGATGGAAGGTATCATGATACAGATAGGAGAGCAATTAGCACCTATACTGAGAGACACAATAATTCCTCTTTTATCTAGCTTTGGGGAAAAGATAAGCAACTTGATAAAGTGGTTTGCTGGGTTGGACGAAGGTACTAAAAGAACGATTATCACCATACTGGGCATAGTTGCAGCAGTTGGACCAGTTCTTGTATTCTTAGGTAAGGTAGTAGGAGCAATAGGAACTATGATAGGGATATTTACTAAACTTAAGACTGCATGGGCTGCAGTAACCACAGTGAGCAATCTGTTTAATGCATCACTCTTAGCGAATCCAATCACCTGGGTAATAGTTGGGATAATGGCACTGATTGCCGCAATAGTCCTTCTGTGGAAGAACTGGGATACCGTGAGTCAGTGGCTATCCAATAGCTGGGAGTGGATAAAGAAGACAGCCATGAACATATTCCAGGGGATAGCAGACTTCTTCACAGGTATCTGGGAAGGTATCAAGAACGTGGTAACCGAGGTGTGGGGAGCCATAACCGAGTTCTTCATCAACACCTGGGAGAACATCAAGCAGATTTTCAACAAGGCACTTGAAGCAATCAAGAACGTTATTAACAATGTATGGAATAGTGTTAAGAACGTAACCAGTACCGTTTGGAACGGTATCGTGAGTGTGATTACAGGTATCGTCAATGGTATAAAGAATGCCATAGGCACAGCATTCAACTGGATTAAGAACACTATCACCAACGTGTGGAACGGTGTGAAGAACACAACCAAGAGCATATGGGACTCCATGGTGACCATAATCAAAGCACCTGTAAATGGGATTATCAGCATAATCAATGGGCTGATAGGAGCCTTGAACAAGGTCAAGATAAACATACCTAAGGTTCCAGACTGGATACCAGGTATTGGTGGTAAGGGTGGAGGTTCTATAGGGTTCAACATTCCTAAGATACCTTACCTAGCCAGAGGTGGATTTATCAGAGGGGGCAATCCAACACCTGCAGTTATCGGTGAGGGCAGGTACGACGAAGCAGTTATACCATTGTCTGACAGTGTGTTAAGTAAGCTAGCCGAGATGATAGCCAGCAGGATAGGCACACCTGCAGTAGCAGGTGCAGACGGTGGGGTATTTGTGGTTGAAGTGCCAGTCTACCTAGACAGTAGGGAGATTGCACGAGCCACTACACCACACATCAGTAAGAACTTAATGAGACAACAGTTAGGTAGAGACAGTGCTAGAGGAAGGAGGTAGGGAGCATGATTATATACGACGGTGTAGACCTGGGTGAGCTGATGTTCATCCGTGATGTAGAGAGGCCTATAATGCCAGGTCAAACACTGGAAGTAATCAGTATAGAGGGCAGGCACGGAGCCTTGTTCATGTACAAGAAGCACGAGCCTGTCACCCTACCTGTCCAGGTGGTTGTTTCTGGAGACTCAATACACCTACTCCATGAACGTAGACGTGAGATTGCAGCAGCACTGCATAAGAATGAGCCGAAGAGACTCATCTTCACAGACGAGCCAGATAAGTATATCATGGCTATCCTTACAGGTGAGTCTCCTCTGCCAACACTGGCAACTCATGGGGAAGCAACACTAAATTTCTTCTGTCCAGAACCTTTCTGGTATGCAGTGGAGGATGATATTTTTGAGTTCGAGGGAGCAGGCACACACGACTTCAACAGGAAAGGCACTGTTGAGAGTGAGCCTATCATTGAGATAACTGGAGCAATCAGTGGGCAGGTAAGTATAACCTTGAACGGTAAGACAATGGACTACACTGGTGGGCTTGCCCACGGTGATACGTTAGTCATAGACAGCAATTGGATGACAGCCTATGTGCAGGATGCAGAAGGCGAGCGTAGAAGTGCAATCAACTATCTATCAACACTGGACTTTCTGCAGACAAGACCAGGCTTAAATAACTTCAAAGTGGCAGGGAATGGCATTAATACAGTCAAGATAACCTGCAGGAGCAGATGGTTGTAAAGGAGGGATATCATGGCGAAATCAAATTTTACCAAATTAGGTACAGCAGACAGTGTCATATCAGCACACCTGAATGGGCTGGGGAATGCAATCAACAAAGTTGAGAGCATTCTAGGCATGAAAACAGCTTCAAAGCAAGACTATGCGTTAACACCTGTAGCTGACCAGGATGATGTCAGCTTGCAGTACAGGATATACGAGTGTAACATCACCAACTGGGTGTCCGAGCCTGCACCAGTGATATATAGAAACGGTTCTGTGGTTGACCCAGCTGAATACGTGTTGTACCCAGGACATGGAGCGGTTGTGTTCCACCTGCAACAGGAACCGAGCGATATCATAACAGCAGATTTTTCATATATCACCGAGGGTTCAACGTTAGCAGACCAAGTTAATACCAATACCCAGGACATTAACGACTTGAAGAACAGCAGTGGGGGTGGAGGGGTGACATTACCGTTCCCACTATATATCCCACAGGTGTACCGTAATGCAGCAATTATTGCAGACGGAGCTTGCTACAGAGGGGAAAATAACCAGGGAATAAAACAAGCTGCACACGATTTGGTTGTTCTTCCAATGTATATACCAGAGGAAATGACATTCGACCGAGTAGCGACCAATGTTCTTTCTCCAGGAGGAGGAGGGATGTGGTTCTTGATATACAAGGACAACGGTTCAGGCTACCCAGGAGAGCTGGCATTCTCCGTACACAGATGGGTACCAACTTCACCAGGGTTAGTGTTCACCACCACAGAGTTTACTCTACAACCTGGGTTATATTGGATAGGGTTCCACAGTGATGGTAAGCAAGGCTGTCAAGGATTATACACCAAGTCATTACCTGTAATAGGAACTAACTGGAATCCAGCAGAGAGCTATGTAGCCTACAGGGTGAGTACGACTTACAGTTCAAGCACTCCTAAAAATCCGTTCCCAGCAGGGGCAGGGTTATGGAGTAAAGAAAGTCATAAGGCATTACCAGCACTATTTGTTAGAAGGAAGTAGGTGAAGGCAGATGATGGTAAGGTACAACCAGCTTAACACAATCAGATATAACCGAGTTGGTAAAGTCAGGTATAACGACCGAGCCGACCTGGTACCAGTTGTGCCTTCCTTCTACGACCGACTGGCAAAGGCAAGACCTGTCATCCTAGATGAGGACGGGAAGGTACTTGCAGTTCTGGAGAATGCCAGAGACGTGATTATATCTGAGGAAATCAATGGTGAGCACACTTTGACCTTCACTTTACCCTTCAACGACAGCAAGAGACAATATGTTTGTAATGAGAGGCATGTGAGGGTTGTAGATAGGGAATATGTTATCAGGAGGATTAACATAATCCGACCTGAAAGTGGCAGTATTTCCGTAGAGGTTTACTGTGAGGCAACGTGGTATGAGCTGAAATACAGTGAGCCTATGACAGGAGTAACCGAATGGACAAATGAGGTTCCAAGAACAGTGCTGCAGGCAATATTGGCAGGTACCGACTGGAGCCTTGGAGAGGTTGAGATATCTACCAGACGAGACTTTTCAGTAAATGAACAACTGACAAATAGACTATCAGCACTATGGGAGGTTCCAGAGATATGGGGTGGAGAGCTTGAATTTGACACAGACAAGCGTGTAATCCACCTTAGAGAACAGATAGGTGGAGACCCAGGGGTTGCCATTATGACAGGCAAAAATATGAGGAGCATGGAGTCAGAGATATCCACCGAGGAGTTGGCTACCAGACTATATCCTTATGGTAAGAACAAGTTGACAATCAGAGACGTTAACCAAGGCAAGGAGTATGTGGAGAACTTCCAGTACACTGACAAGGTTAAGGTAAAGATATTTCACGATGAGAGGTTCACCAATCCGTTCCACCTGAAGGAGAAGGCAGAGGAAATACTTGCTGAGATATCCAAGCCGAGGGAGAGCTATATTGTAAAAGCTTTAGACCTGTCATTCCAGACAGGATTGAGCCACGAGACCTTCAAGCTAGGAGATAAGATAACAACTTACGATAAAGACCTTGGCGTGTTCATTAAGACCAGGATAGTCAGGTGGGATTACAACGTTGTCAAACCGTGGGAGACAGACCTGGAATTGAGTGCCAAGAGTCCAGACCTTAGAGACCTGCTAGACCACGTCAAAGACGTAGCAGGGCAACTGGAGTCTGCAGACACAATTGACAGAACTGATATGTTGAACCTGATGGTGTTCAACTATCTGATGAACAGCCGAGCTGAAGAGGGGTTCTCACACTGGAGCAATGTTGGATGGGAAGTTGATGCCACACGAGGCAAGACAGGCACAGCAAGTTTTAAGTGTGTAGGTAGTCCTACCCAGGAGAAATTCATGGAACAGGTAGTGTACCCTTCCAACCGTGAGAATTATGTAATCAGTTTTGAGGCAGATGTAACTGGAGTTACCAAAACTTCTAATACCAGAATCGGTATAGAAGTGGAAATTGAGTATGAAGATGGCAGTACCGAGGTTAAGTTCCTGCCATTGGCATAAGGAGGTGTAGATATGAGGCAGTATGAGATAATTCAACCAGACACAAGCAAGAGGATTGTGAAAATCAAGGTAAGGCTGATAGGAAGCAGGTTCTCTGGTATTATCTACATCACCGACATCATGCTACAGGGAGGAACTATACCCACAGAATGGAACGGACATCCTTCTGAGATAAAGTGGGTGATGTAAATGGGCAAGTTCACAAGATATTTGCAGGTATTGCAACCTAGCGAGGGTAAACGTGTGAAATCTATGGATATTAAGGTTGTAGCTGAGAGGTTCCATGGAGAACTTGTCATCACCGATATCATGTTCCAGGCAGGGAAACAGGCTACAGCCTACATTCCAAACACAGCAGAGATACTAAAACTGGTGGAAGCCACCATAAATGAGAACGACACAGCAGTTGGGAACGACGTTTATCAAGACTACCAGCCAAGAATATTCCCAGGAGTGACAAACAGGTTCTTTAATTTGGTTGGTAGAGGACACGAAGTGATAGTTGTTCCCAACGTTTACCATGAAAATCATGCCGAGCCTATCATTACAACAGGGCTTGACTTTACAATATATCCGAAGAACGACTACGATTTACTGAGAATTTCAACAAATTTTGGTACTGAACTAGAGTATGGGGTGTTTTCAGACGTATTTGAGGAACATCCACTTCACTGGAGGTACACCAGAGAGTTTTACCTTGATGGAGCGAGTGCAGGTACAGAAATCAAGCTGCATGCCAGCACCAGAACAGCCACTGTAGGGGGTGTACCACAACCACTGGGAGTAAGACACATTGAAGTGGGTAAAGTCAATGGAGAGAGCCGAATTTTGACCACTCCAAGGCAAGCATTCATGGTTGCACCAGTGGGCTCATACCGTATAAGGGTGGAATTCTACAAGCGTGTAACTGAGATAATTGAAGATGAGTGGGGTGGAACCACTCAGATTGAGTATATGAAAGATACAGGAATAGGGTTTCAGGGGGTTGTTGAGTTCACACAGTATGCGTTGGGAGGTGGAAGAATATGATTAAGCTACTATCTTGGACATTACATGCACCAAGCAGTGACCAATTCAATCAATACAAGCAGAAAATAGGTGGACAGTGGGTAACGATTAATCCAGATGCACCGAAGAACTGGGGAGTGAATGAGAGAGGTTTTGTTGATGCGATTGAGTTATACCACCATAAGATATATGCAATTGGTATGCACGACTTTGGGGTTGCTGCAGATGGTACTATATACAACTTCAAGGCAACTAGTCAGAAGGTTCTCACCCCTGACGAGACTGAAATTAACTCATGGGTTCCAACGTCACTGAGATACATGATGGAAACCTTCCCAAACATCAAATGGAGCATACAGTTGGTAGCCTTCAATGACCCAATCATCAGGAGCTTACTGGATAACAAGAGCGTCCAGGACACGTTGATAAGGCAGACCAGACGTATTGCCGAGTTGTACCTTGCAGCAGGTTACCCAATAGCAGGTATTGAGAGTGACATGGAGCGAGTGGGTATGGAGCCAGGAGATGGTGAAAAATACCGTGATTTGCTGGCAAGAATAAAGCAAGAAGTTTGTGTTCCACTAGGGTTAGAATTGAGAGTAAACCTATATTCTATGACAGGAGCAAATAATCCTAGCTACTATGCTTGGCATAGTTATCCGTTAATGCTGGAGGCAAATTGTGATGAGTTCCAACTTATGACTTATGACTTCTCATGGGCAGGTTCTGCACCTGGACCAAGTACACCTACATGGTGGCTAAAGCAGGTGTTAGACTGGGTAGAACAATCACTTCCTCCAGAGAGGGTGTTCATAGGTAATGCTGCATATGGCAGACGTTGGGCAATTCATGTAGTTGGAGAACGAGGGAGAACCGTTACCTACAAGCAGTTGATACAATGGCAGAACGGTTTGTATAGGCACAACGAGGGTTCTACCAGACCAGATGGTACGTTCTGGTGGAGTAATCAACCTTTTCTACCGTTCTGTGGTAACCATGACAGGGAGAGCCACTACCAGGTGAGTTACCTACATGTGTATGACAAGTTCTCTGCAAACCACCTGGAAACAGTGGTTAACATCAACCGTGGAAAATACAACGAGGTTCCGTTCATCACCAGCTACTTCAAGAGACAGCGACCCATATTTGGAGGGGTGCAGGCTATTGTGTCTTCAGGTGATAAGAGTGGCGAGGTTAGTGAGTCATCGACCGTAACCAGGAAAGACCAAGGTTTACCTGAGACGACCTTCCAAGGGTATACGGTTAACAGACAGCAATTTGCTTACAGTGAAGAGCTTAAGGCATGTATACCAGCAGTTGTAGGGTGGGATGGGGAAGAACCTATTCTGTCCGAGCCTGGTAGAGTGAGGTACACCTTCAATGCCACAGGCAATTATAAGTTGATAGCTTTGGTGAGTTTCCCTGCATATGGGGCTGACCGAATTGATATAACTGTTAATGGCACACCTTACATCATAGGAGGAGACAGCTTGGAAGACTGGTATCCGTTCTATGTTCTAGCCAGCCACTACTACGACTGTGGCAACTGGAACTTCTCAGGCACTAACACTATCGAGGTGCAGAGGACTTACGGAGGTGCCATAATATACGGTTTCATTGTTTGCCAGAGCTATGACCAAAATTTTACAGGAGGAGTGATGCGTTGCACAGCAAGTGTACGACCAATGTATGAGAGAGATACCGTTCAACAAGGGGTGCTTAAGAAGAGACTTGCAAACCTTCCAGACAAGTTGACAATAACTATGGAGACTATCAGGAGGGTGCCAAGACCTGCAATTGTATGGGAGGACAGTATATCACCATACGTTAGGCAGGAGGTTCCAGGGAGAGACTTAACAAGGACTTCTTACTACAGGAGGGCAAACTCAACCAGTTACTCCAGTGGCAGTGGAGATACTCCATATGACACAGGTGACAGCATAGTATGTATCGACACAGTACAACCAGTGGGGTATAGTTCAGGTGAGTGGTTGATTCACGAAGATGGGTATGCATATTGTGACAACGGACAACTGGTGCTTGACAAACAGTTCACCTGTAACATCAGAGCGGAAATGAGATTGTATTTTGAATCTGGTTATAACCAAGCTGGGGGCATCAGATTTAAAGCTAGCCAAAGAGGTTCCTCACAGGAAGGGTACTTGTTTTTGCT